AGCGCACCGTCATGGGGTGTCGGGGGTCGGAGGTTCGAATCCTCTCATGCCGACCAAATTCAAGAAAACCTGCTGTAACAGCAGGTTTTTTTTCGTCTGCACACTGGGAGGATGAGAATCTCCGAAGGAGGTTTGAGCCGAGCGGAGTGAGACCACGTTGCTTTAGCGACGGCCCGCAGGGCGGGCATCGAAGATGCGTATAATCCTCTCATACCGACCAAATTCAAGAAAACCTGCTGTTGCAGCAGGTTTTTTTCATATGACGCTCACGCGGAAAGTGTGGCGATAGCCGCCGGAATCTCCTGGCGCACCGCCTTGCGTTTTGAACCGAAGAGAAAAGTACATTGCAGGCATGGCTACACCCTCTGAAGGGTCAACGAGGAGATGATGGAGAAAATGCAGGCCGCCAGCCAGGCGGAATTGGTGATTCAGCTGCAGGTTTTACCGCACGCCACGCAAGAGTGATCGCGTCATGCAAAATTCCGCGCCCCCCTCTTGCCAAGCGGCCCTCCTCAGGCCAGAATACTGTACATTAAATCAGTATTTACAGGTGAGTCATGTTTGTAGAATTGGTGTACGACAAACGCAACGTCGCTGGGCTACCCAACGCCGCCGAGATTATTCACAACGAGCTGGAAAAACGCGTGCACGTGCTGTTCCCGGAGGCGGAGGTGCGCGTGAAGCCGATGCAGGCCAACGGCCTGAACTCCGACGCCAGCAAAAGCGATCGTGAGAAGTTAAACCGAATGTTGGAAGAGATGTTCGAAGAAGCGGATCAGTGGCTGGTCACGGATATTTGACGGGGAAGAACGGTATTCGCAAGGAGAAGATTCCCACCCAGCGGGAACCCTGCATCGCAGAACGGGCAGTCGTTCTGCCCGAGCCTATAGGTGATAATGCCGACGCCGATGCAATAGGCGGCCAATAACCTGCTGCACCGGCATTATTTACCTGGCATCCACTTTATTTATGAAACCGCGTTGGTTTCCGATGGCGTGTCATCGTTTAACACCAGCGCCTGCGGCGGCAACACTTCCACCTCTTCACGCACCGGCATGGCGAGGCGCAGATCGATCCAGCGCCCTTCAGGGATATCCATCGCTTCGCCGGCCACGACCGTCGCGGTATCGATGTCAAAACGACGTTTGCTGATTTTCACCGTAATGACGCCGTCGTTATCGGTGGCGGTTTCCACAAAGCACAGGCGGTTGCCGTTCACGTCCTGCGGCACTTCGATAGTCCAGCCCTCCTTTGCCAGCCCCAGCGATCCATTCAGCTGATAAAGGCCGGTAGCGATTCGTTCCGCGCTCACCCCGGCCGCTTCGCCATTAACGGCGACATAGCCGGCCAAAGCAAAGCCGCCGTCCAGATAGTCCGCTTGCATATGCTGCGGCGCCGCGGACAATCTGGCGATCGGCGAGGCTTTCTTGATAAAGCCGTTGGCGTCAACGGTGGTGTTGGCTTCCGACCACATCCAAACCCAGGGGGTAAACGTAGCGCCATTCCAGCTGCGCACGGCAATTTTCCCCGATTGCGCCGCACTTACACCATAGCCGTAACAGGTTTGCACCGTCCGGTAACTGTCGTCGGTTCCCGCCTGCGTCACCGCCCACGATCGCGTATCGAGAAAGTGAGTGCCGACATCTTTGAAGGGATTGCCAATGGGATCTGTGCTCACATAACCCCGTCGGCTCTGCATTTGCGCATTGAAGTTGCCTTTGTTTGCGGCGGTAGCACCTTTACTCAAGCCCCAATCTTTCAGGTTTGCAATATCCGCGACGGTGGGTTGATCGGACGAGCTAAATAACCGCGACCAGGTGATAGCCGAAGGCAATGCGGTAGATGAACTCCCCACCCAAGCCTGCCGCGAAACCGATGTGGCAAAATACGCACAAGATGGCCCGCCATCCACCGGCAGCGTTAATATGCCCCCGGACACGTTGCCCGGCCGATTGGCCGTCGCTACCGTGTAGCGCTGAATGGAGGATTTATTATCCTTCGCAAATGCATCCTCGGTATGAATTGGTCCGGTACCAAAACCACCGATAGCAGATTGGGCGACAGTAGCATAATCGGGTAACGCCTGGGATTGCGAAAACGAAACGCCCGTGCGCATATCAATTTTCATCACCCCGCTCGGTTCCACCGATTGCTTTACCGCCTTATGCTCCCAGCGCAAGCCGGCCGCGTTCGCGTAGGTGATTTGCTCAACCGTATACCAGCAGTTGATGGTGAAGGTATTCACTTTCACATAGATATCATAATTATCGCGACTGGATTCAATAACCTGAATATCCAAGATCGCCGTTCCGGTATCGTTAAGAAAGGTGCCGCCGATACGATTGGCCTTATTGGTCGTATCGCTGGCGCCAAGATTACCCGTTCTCAGCATCAGGCGTGACAGGCCGGCGTTATAAACAAATCCGTTATAGCCGTTCGAACCGTAGAAATTGAGCGCGATCCCGACACCATTTTGCCCTGCATTTTTAAACTGCCCCAACAGGAACCAAGTGGCGATATTGGTGTTGTTTTCCGGGAACTTGAACCGCACATTATCAAAGGCGGTCACCACCTGAGCGGCGCTCTTCGCCGCATTTTGCTCGCTGGTTTTCGCCGCCGCAGCGGAAGAAGATGCCTTGCCTGCGGAAGCGGCCGCCTCTGCACGCAAACGATCGACGGTTTGCACAATCTCCGGCGTGATATCGCTTTCCCCTGGCCGGCTCAGGAAATCATTGAGCGTGCCGGGCAAGGAATCGCTATACACCTCGATAGCCCCCACCCGTTCCGGCTGCGCACCGTATACAGAGATGATGACCTCGTAAGCGCCCGGCTCCACGGATAGAGCGTATTTACCGCTGTCATCCGTCACCGATTGTGATTTAGCCAGGCTCAATACCGTTGACGAGGTTCTGACTGCGCGCATGGTAATGGTTACGCCGGAACGAGGATCGCCATAAGGCCCTTTTAATACGCCGCTGATTAAAGTCATTGCACTTTCTCCATGAGTTCTTTGATTAATTCATCCTGGCGATCGATTCTATCCAGAGCCTGATTCAAGGCAGCCAAGGCCACATATCCCAACGTTGAATAATCGACGGATTTTACTCGAGTAACGGTTTCGCCATTTTGCAACTCTAAAGAACCACCTTCAGCAACAACCTGAGGAAGCTTCTTTTCAATTTCTTGTGCGATACCACCGATAAAGGGCTTGCCATCGCGCTTGCCGGTATAGAGTTTTAGACCACGAATGAGTGTTATGGGATCTTCAATTTCTTTTACTTCAGTTTTAATTCTAAGATCTGAGCCGGTCACCCAATTTCCAGTTAAGTTATTAAAGTCTCCGTTATTCTGTAGACGAACCTCATGCCAAACATTGGCATAATCCTTAAATGAAATCGCACCATAATCAGTTACACCAATTTCACGGCGACAAAACATTTGCATAGCTGTGACAACACCACCTGCAGTTGTCATAACCGATAGTAATGTCGGGCCATCTACAGTTCCGGTAGATCTAGTAAACGTCTTTTCAGCACGGACATTAGACGACCCCGTATCACCAGAGTTCAAATGAATCCCATTTCGCCCCATCATGGTATCATCAAATGTCGTTGACTTACGGAAGCGTGAATATCCCCCCACGTCAAGGTTTGCCGTTTGCCCTGTCACCAAAGAACCCTGTAAAGACAGTGAACCTTTAATTTCCTGGGCAGCGCTAATCGTCTTGTCTAATTTATTATTGAGTGAATCTGCAATATTATTCCAGGCTGGACCGGTATAGGTGCTGCCATCAGGGAGCGTTACCGTAATATTTCCGCTGCCGCTGAAGACCTGCTGCCAATTCTCTTTATCGGAATTCAACCCACGCAGGGCTTTCGCCGTCTCGGCAGCCAGCTGGGCAGTGATGGCGTTCATTGCATCGCGCGGTACAGCATTCCAGGCAACACCGACCTGAGTCGAGCCGTCATAGGCTTTAACCAGCGTTGCCTGCGTAGCATTATCAACGGTTTTAACCGGCAGCGTATAGGTTACGCCGCCGACCACGCTCACGATGAAATCACCGGCTTTCAGCTCGGTATTAAAGGCCGTTCCGGTACCTTTTACTATTGTGGAATTATTTGTTAGGGTGAGAGTGCCTGCTGGCATAAATATCCTCCTGAATTAGCCTGATAAAAACCTCGTTACGGAGATGATGGTTACTCCAGCCCAAAGGCTGTATATTGCGGAGTGGCAAAGATGTTCACAATAAAAGTCGTTGAGTGCGATTGTCCTTGGTCAAGCTCTCCTGCGGCAAGCTGCCAAAAGGCAGTCGAAGACTTTCCAATTAATGTATCGATATAAACGATGGATACTGAAGGTTGCCCGCTACTAGAACTGGAACTAACGGAAACCTCTGGCATATAGCCTCCGCCGGTTGTGTTTTGCCTAACCCCGCCATAACCGTGAGGATAGCCTCGTCCACTTCTTTTAATTTGAATCTGTCCAAAGACACGAACGGGAATAACATTATTACCGCCAAAGCGTAATAACCGACTCGCATTAGTATGATAACCCGTCCAGCTTAACATCGAGCCATCCATGATCGCGCCTTCGATATTCGCGGCGGAAAGTTTTCCCTCAATGGAGCAATTCTCAAGGATCCGGCAATTGCCAATCACGCCATTTTTAAACTCACCAGTGTCGGCATATATCGCTCCACGGGCGCTAATGTTATTGAATTGTGCCCCGCCATCTTTATTTATCGCCCAGCCACGCTGCCCACTTACCCAATTAGAAGACTGGATATGCTGTGCGATCTTTGCGCTATCGATAGTACCATTGCGAATAAACGCGTCGCTAATAAACACCTGCCCATCCACCACGGCAAACGGCGAATACTGATTGCTGTTGTTGCCGCTCATCAGCACGAACTGGTTGGCGTTAAAGCCCACGCGGGTGGTAACCGGCCTGCCGTTTTCCGCCAATACCGCGATCGACATGCCGGCGTTGTAGAAGGTGCCGTTCACCCGCACGCCCGCTTTCAACGTATGGATGGCCGTGGCGCCGTCGGCGTCTACCGTCGCCGTCAGTTTGTCTTCCAGCACCGCCGCCACGTCGTCAATCTGCGCCTGCACCTGGGTTTTCATCTCGGCCAGCCCGCGATCGACCTCCGCGATGGTGGTTTTCACCACCATAATATCGGCGCGCACCGTACCGTACTGCGCCCATTGGTGACCCACCGTCGCGTTGTTGGCCAGCGCATTCTGCAAGATAGCGTCGATGTTGGTGTCGATATCGCCCACCAGCCGCTCGCCGTCTTTCGCGGTCAGGAGATCGTCGCCGATGTTCTCGAGATAATCGCCGGCGTCCGCGTTCGCCTGCCCAGCGGTCCAGCCTGTCCAGTCGCCCTGATTGCCGGTGCGGTCTTGCAACCGCGCGCGGAACCAGAACTCCTGCCCCGCCTTCAACCCTGTCATGGCGTGGGTGTGCAGCGGGTACGGGATATCGGCCAGCAGCATCGCGTTATTTCCGGCCGCGTTGTCCGCATACTGAATTTCGGTCTTGAGCGTATCTTCAGCGCCGCCAGGGAACGCCCAGTCGAGCTGGATGCCCCACAGCAAAGGCGATGCCTTGAAGCCAAGCGGCATCGGCGGTTTACCCTCTTTGCCCTTGAGGTAGGTTTCCATCGACGTCGCCCAAATAGACGATACGTCACTGGCGTTGATGGCTCGCACCCGCACCCGATAACGACCGGCGTAAATCCCCGGCACCTCGAAGCCGAGCGCCGAGGTGCGCGGCACCGACACCCAGTTGCCGTTATCTTTGCGCCATTCCGCCTCATAGGCGATGGCATTTTCAACCGCGCCCCATGCGGCGCGCAGGGTGGTAATGGCGATACCCTGGCTCACCGAGGAGTAGCTGTCGATGGTGATGTTCTTCGGCGGCGCCTGCACGCCGGGCGGAATGATGGAGATCGGACGATCGTCGATACGCGCGCCGGTATCGATGCGGGCGTACTTGTTCGGATCGTGTTCCGCCGCGTTGACGGTATAGGTGTTGTCGCCGTTGTCGGCGATACCCACCACGCGGTAAAGCTGCACCGCCAGGTCGTCCGCGTCGATGGACCAGGCCGCTTCCGGCGCCGGCGTCTCGCTGTAGGCCGTGGTGACGGTCACTACGCGTTCATTCACCGCCTGCACGGTGCGCGCCTGCGCCCGGCCGGAAGGCAGGTTGACGATCAGGCGATCGCCGGCTTTGGCGCCCGGCGTCCTGTCCAGCGTCAGTTTACGGCCGTCCACGCCGCTGAGGCGCCCGCCAATCACCCGCCCGGCCAGCATCTGGTCTGCCACGCCGACGATATGCCCCGGCATGGGGATCATGCCGTCCAGCCCCACGGAAAAGCTGACCGTACGATCCTTGCTGTTAGTCAACAGCGCCCAGCGGCCGCGGCGGTTCGCTTCGCTCGGCGTGGTGCAGCCGATAGCCGTCAGCTCGGTCTGGTTCACGTCGTAGCGGCGCACCAGATCGCTGTCGAATACCGCCTCTATCGCATCGGCGTAATGGTTGCCCGGATCGGACCAGCTGACCATCGCGGTGCTGTAGCGGGTGCGTTCGCTGGCGGACGAGTAGGTAAACTTGCCGTCGATCACGTTGGCGCGGGTGTAGGTGAAGTCCATATCGCGCGGCATGTCCGCCAGGGCGACCATTTGGTTTTGCCCCCAATAGGTCATGCCGCGGAAGATGCCGGCCAAATCGCTCAGTACCGTCCAGGCCTCTTCCCGCGACTGCAGATAAACGTTGCAGGTAAAGCGCGGCTCCATGCCCTCGCCGCCGCGCCCGTCCGGCACCGGCTGATCGCAATACTGCGCGATGCGGTACAGTTCGGACTCGGAGACCTGGGAGGCGTCGATGCGATCGCCCAGGCCAAAGCGCTCGGCCAAAATAATGTCGTAAAACACCCACGCCGGGTTATCGCTGTAGGCCCACTTAAAGCCGCCGCTCCAGATGCCGGTATAGCTGCGCGTTTGCGGATCGTAATTGTCCGGCACGCGGATCAGGCGGCCGCGCGGTTTGCAGCTGATCTTCGGGATGTTGGGGAACTGCTTTGAATCAAACTCCACGTAAAGCAGCGCAGTGTTCGGATAGCGCAGCTTGGCGTCGATGATTTCGGTCAGCGCCTCGATGTTCATCCGGTCGGCGATCCGGGCGCTGTTGGCGTTAGGCGTCAACCGGCGCACGCGCAGCTGCCATCCCGTGGTGGCCTTCGGCAAATTGATGCGGTGCGAGCGTTCATACAGCGAGGTGGTTTTATCGTCGATCGCCGCCGTTAACACCTCCTGATAGCTGCCGCCGTCGGTCGCCACGTCGATGGCGTACTCGATGCGATAGCCGTTGACGTCGCCGTTGTCCGCCTGCTTTTGCAGCATGGGCCAACCCAGGCGCAGGCGGACGGCGGAAAGCTGCAGGTTAGAGACGGAGCGCACCCACGGCGCGCCGCTTTTCAGTTCGCTGCCGACCGAGATCTCATTTTCAACGGCGGGAATGCCCTGGATATATTCCTGCGCCTGCGAGCCAGGGCGGAACTCCCAGCGGAAACCGGGAAAGTTTTCCGTGCCGTCGCTGCTCAGTACCGGCGTACCGTCAACAAAAATGTTTGTGCCATCCAGCCCGCCGGCAAATTCCCCTTCGCCTAATGCGAACAGCATCTTCGCTCTGGCGATCGACTGAATGCTGTCCGGCGATTCTACCGGCGTGTGGCCGCCACCGCCGCCGCCTTTTCGCCCACGGATCATGTTCTGTGCCATATTTCGCCCATAAAAAAAGCCGCTATTGCGGCTGTCTGTTCAAACGGATGTCGTTATTGCTGGTCTTCGGTATAAATACCTGCGGAGATAATCGCCCCGCCAATTTCACGCGTGCCGTACAGCACGCCGACGGGGTTGCCCTGCGCCGTGGTGTTGACCGGCCCGCCAAAGGCATAGCTCGGTTTATTTTCCGGGCCTTGCCGCATGCGCAGCCCGCCCATTTGCGGGGAAAGCATTTGGACGACGCCGCCGAGGGCAAGGGAAGCACCCATCAGGCCAACGGAAGTGGCTGTGGTTGCCGACATCATTGCCGCTCCACCTATAACTGGGTTCCAAGCAGCCAGAGCAATTAATGCTATTCCTGCAATAGTTTGAAAAAGCCCTGCACGTTTACTTCCAATAACCACTGGCACCAGGTGAATGTCTTCCGTGCCTTTCGTCAGCTCCATCTCGTCTTGACCAACGTTACGTTTCCCCACAAATACAGCGAAGGTCAGTCCGCGCTTATGTGCTTCCAACATATATCGTTCAAATCCGTCTATTAGATTTTTCATAGCATCGATAGCTTTTGGAACATTGTGAGCACGATATTTAAAGTTTTTACCAAACAACCTAACCATCGGGCCGTGGAAGTGAACTACTCTTAATGGCACCTCGATAAAGCTCATATGACCCCCAATAAAAAACCCGCCTAGGCGGGTATATAGCGTGTAACCAAGATACTATTTACATGCATTAACTGCCGCCTCATAGAAGTCCATATCTCGTTTTTTATAAAATAAGAAATCGCTACCAGAGTCAGTCTTTTTCACGTCAATTAACATTACAACACCTCTAGACATATCATTTATCTGAGCTGTATAACCGCGCTCCGCAGGCTGTGGGCTAATTGGTGAGATGGTGTTTTTTTC